TAGTATCTGGCTTTATCTTTTTTTCATTAATTAAATCTCTTATGCAACACAAGATATATGCACTATCTGTACCACCACTATAAGCCAAAATTAATTTTGGATATGTGTCTACCATCTCAAGAAGAACCCTTTTGGATTCTTTTTTAGCTGCAAGAATATCATCAGTTATCCATACAGGATGATTTATTGTTATAGAAAAATCTTTTTTAGGATTAGAGTATGGATGTACTATTGTGAATAAATTATCTGTCACTTTTCTTTCAACATCTTCTGCAATTCAGCAGTACTCCCCACAAACAATGCATTTGTCACATTCTTTGGTGCGTTGTTAGGAACCTCTTTAAGTTTTCTCATCTTCTCTTGAAGGTCACCAAGTTTTTCAGTGACTTCAGCAACCTGTTTGATAAGGTTTCCGGCAACTTCGTAGGCCCGTGGATGGTCCGATTCTTTGGCGAGTTCCAGTATTCCTTCCACTGCATCCGTTCCTCTTTCGACCAAATTGTAAAAGTTTTGTCGTTGGTATTCATAATCTCTCTCCACATGTTCATTCGCATCACCCCAATCTTCTTGGGATAATGGCATCACTTCTTGTTTTTTATTGTCAGTTGAAATTTCTTCTACTATACCTAATGCTTTATCAATTGTGTTATTCATCTTCGCCTGTCACTGGGTTAAAGTTTTTCGCATCCGTAAAGAATGATGAAGTTTCATTAAATCCAAAATCATCATCTGCATCAGCACTGGATGGGTTTGGTGTAACGGTAAGTCTCTGTTCTCTCTTTGGTGATTTGTCTGGTAAATCAGCAAACTGGTCAGCTTGAACAGTTCTAATAATATTACTGGAAGTAACGGGACCATATAGATAGAATTTACATGTAAAGTTCATTGTATATATCAATGCTCTTCTTTGTTCAAAATCCCCCTCATAACTATCCTCATAAGATATACCATTTAGGATAATTGGAACATCTCTTTTGATACCCATGTCTGCCATATCGTTAACGGTGATCGTATAGTCAGGTTGGAAGTAAGGAAGAATTTGTTCTACAATTTGTAGTGCATCATCTGATTGTTTTGCCAAAATATACAATACAACATCCAAGTTGTAAGGCACTGGCATATACTGGGTATCAATTGATCTTGTATTATTTCCTGCATTAACCTTTTTAAATTTCTGCACTCGATTTAGTTTTCTGGTGGCATCATAAGTAAGGTTTTGAATTTCAAAACCAATTCGTGGTAAAGTCACAGCCACCTTACTTGATAGGTCAGCATCAGACCTGAGACGAACCAAAAACTTTTCTCTTGGACCATAAGCAAGAGGAACCTTCATAGATTGAGTGATATTTCCAGAGCTATCCTTACGAACCAATTGAACATTATTAAATGTTGTTCCGAATGCCACAATTATTTTTCGTATTGTTTCATGATAGAATTGTTGACCCAACATTATGAACTACTCCCTACATCTCCAAATGGATTTAACTCTGAGAAATCTAACACAGAATCATCAGCAACATCAAACAACTCATTCTGTGCCGAGGTGTCTACATTACCATCATCAGCCGTGCTTCCATCACCTATTATATAGTCTTCCTGTAATAAGAACTCTCCTGTCTCTGAAAGGAGAACACCGGCAGATGTTGTCATGTCACTGGTTTCTAGGGCAACTATTTCATCACCATCTGTATCATCAGCATTTTCGTGTACAATTCTACCAATCTCATTCTCTAAGAATAGTGCGTCAATTGAAGCAGAATCTTGTTCCATTGTAAACTGCAATGCAAGAGTATCAACCGACAGACTATCTTCAATCGCATCAATCGCAGAAATATCTGTATCCAGCACCTCTGAACTGTAATCAAAGAGACGACAACGCATCTTGTAAACTGGATTGTTGTCTAACTGAAAATATGGCTCATCGTGGTCTACAAAGTTGATTTGGAATATCTTTGAGAGAACTGGATGATATATCAAATCTCCCTCTAATGGTCTGTCAGAATCAGTTGCTGTTGCTTCTGAAATGATATACCCGCTTTCAAATGATGCAGAGGCTTCTACTGTTCCACTATCCAAAGTTCCATCTTCTAATAGCATAGAACCACTAAGTGTATCAGTTCCACTCTCTATCGTAACCTGTTTAGTCAACTCTTGAAATCTAGTCTTAGCAACAACGAATGTTGCCTCACTCAAGTTCTGTAAACCGAACTGATTCATAAGTTCCTTTTCACCACCAAAACCAGCTTCACTGTTTTCCATATACATTTCAATCTTTGCTTGAGTATTGAATTTAGCAAGACTATCTGTTCCAAGAATCGTATCCTCATTTACGAGTGTTCGATCTAGGTAAAAAACATCATGGCCATGTATCTGAATAGATTCAATAACCAAATCTCTGTACAGATTTTGTTCTGTTGTTAGGGCTGTGACATTACTTGTGTGAAATGCTGAATTGACTGCCATGAATTATCCTATCATATAATCAAGTGGTAACTCGTAAGCTAGTTGAATCTGTTCTTCCAATCTAATTATTTCCTCTTGTGCTTGTTGGAATATTGTCTCTCCGTTCATAGTCACACCACCCAACATAGTAACACCAGAGAACTTACTAAGGTTTGCTCCCCACTGTCTTTTGATTAGTGCAGTGGCATATCTCTTCAAGTAGATATCATCAAATATATCTGTATAGGATGTTGGGTCAAGTTTTCTATATGCCTCAATAACAATATAGTCTTGATCAGCGGTTACATCGTTTTCCCAATCCATATCAATATACAAACGATTTTGATGTTGATTGAATCTTATGGGCGTCTCTCCAACTAAGACATGCTCCAAATAATCTAGATGTTTCATTGTCATGTCATAGTGAATGACCGACTGTGAAGAGAAGTCATATAAGTCGTTTAATCTTAACTGATAACGAACATCGAACATGTTAGCATTGCCAGCTGTGTTAGTAAAAGGAAAAACTTGAATAACCGACACTACTGTGTCTGGAACAGGAATCCAGTTATTACCTTCTAACCAATCAGCAGTTACAGTGCTATCAATTTTATCTGTAGCAGTTGCAGTGTCATTTGCTCTTGCTCTTGTAACTTCAGCAGTTGTAATCAAATGCTTTAAATACATTTTCTCAACACCATCATAGTGATATTGAGAAAAATATTGTAATGCTTCATCTATACGATCATCTGCTTGATCATCAGACACATTAATATCAATAACACCAAATCCAAGATTTCTTAGACAGTATGATTTAAATGTAGCTTTTGTTGTTGGTATGGCCATTACTTATCTACCAATTGTTGCAAGAGATTTTTGATTTCATGCATCTCCGATTTTAAAGTATTTATCTCTCTGGTTGCGTTTCTAATTGTATCTCTCTGTTCTTCTTCTTCCAATAATTTTCTCTTTGCATTCTCTGACCTTTTCTTAGCCAGTTCATATGCACCTTTATTACGATTGATTATAGCGTGAGAATTCATATCTCTCACTAAATCTGTCTCTCCTTCAACCTTTCTGTGATTGTCACTCATTATGTTGCCAATGCTATTGCTCTTAAATCTTTAATTCTTGGTGGTTGAGACATATTAGTTCCTTGCATTACAATCTTAATAGAGAACGAAATAAATTCCTCTAATTCAGTTCCAATACCGTCATCAGTAACACCAGCACTAAACACATACTCTTGGAAGTCATCTCTATCCAAAGATGGATTAACAAATTCATCTGCACTACCATCAGTATTGAAAAACTCATAATCCAAGTCATCAAAGTCAACCGAGTCTTGAGCGCCCAATGTCTTAAAGAGAACCTTGATTTCAGATGTTGCTGGCCTATGAGAAGTCAAAAGAACTTTAATCGCAGTTGCTGGATTATCTAATATGACTTTTTTGGTCACATAGATTGCAGCATTATTATCACCTTCTGGTTCTGTTGATGCAACAAATGTCAGATTTGATGCAAGGTCAGATGAAGAGTCAATATTATTAATTCTGTTCGCAACTGAAACCCAAGAGCTTCTTTTTAGGTCAATAACGGGAGACAGGTTTGGTTTACTACTAGATAATGTCAAATCTGTTTGATAAGATTTAGCACCACTCATTTCATTTGTTTCATTTATCTCTGATGCAATCATAAATGTATCATCAAATTCTGTATTATCATTTATTGCAATACCTAATGCATTTGCAGCACTGGTTTTAGTAAATGAAGTTTCAGTACCAGAAACACTAGTAGCACTTGTTGCTCTAATTGTACCTACAATTTGAGTATCTTCTGGCTCCAGTGTGCTTATTTGCGTAAATCCAGTATTAATAATATGGTTTTCTGTTGCAGTTACAGACGAACCACCATTTTCAGCACTGGTTCCAGAACCACCATCAAATGCTGGACTACTTGTAAGAGTCACACTATACGAATCTAAATCAATGTTTGCGATTGCTGTGTGTGTCTTATTCACCTGTGACAAGGGAACTTTATGTAGTTGGAAAAACTCTACTGTTGCACCAGCTGAATGTGCAGCAGCAGTTGTTCCTTCTTGAGCCCTAACCAAACTAGTCACAGAAGTTGTGGATATAGTTTCGTAGTACATAATCTCATCATCAATCTTAATATAAAAACGAGGCGTTGAGTCTGCGGTTCTAGCAAACTTACCAGTAGTATTGCCAAAATTTGTTCCACTTGTTAATGTCAAACTTGTTGCAGTTGATGTTATAGCAGCACTCAAGGTTGTCGATAATCCAGAACTTACTCCAGCAATTGTAACATTGTTTGATGTGTTATACATACCATGATCTTTGTGAATCACTTTTAATGCAGTGTCACCATGAGTAAATGTCAGTGGATTAGCTTTCAACCTTTTACTTGGAAGAGTATTATTTTCTAATGTAACAGTTCCATTACTGCTAGTATCAAAAACTGCTCTTTTAAGTCTAAATTTCATATCCTCTTGGGCAGATATTGCCCAAGCACTATTATTGTGAGACTTAAATAATGCCCCCTTGTGTGGTTGCTTTGAAAGTGTTGGACCTCCACCGACAGGAGTTTCGCCCATTAATGATATCCAGACTTTATATTCTGGGGTATTAGTTAATAAAGCAATAGCATATTCTTCGTCTTGTCGAACAAAAACTGGAGCAGGGAATGTAAATGTAGTTGGAGTTTCTGCTGTAATGTCAGGAATAACATCAGCAGCTTGTTTAACTACTCTTCCAAAAGGTAATATTTGTTTTGATGGATACCCATTAAATGTGCTTCTAATCTCCAATGATACTGGAATGTTTTCATCTTTAGCAGAAAAGAAAATGTCTACAGATGTTAAGAAACACCCACCTTCAACATCATCTTGATTATTACCAGTACCACCGCTATCAGTTGGTGTAACCGTAAAAGTCATTGCTAATGGATCACCGCCATCATCATCATCACCTTGGTCTGCTTGACTCCTCTGTGGAGGTCTTCTATTTTGAGGTGGAGGTGGTGGAGGTGGCCTTAATCTAAACACAACATCTTGTTGTTGCTCAAATAAACCTTTAGCTTGGAAGTATGCATTGCCTGATGTTTCTGGATCAGTTGTTCTAACATCTGTAGGACTAGAGGTTAATCTAAATTCAACTTCACCAGTTGANAACTGTGNATTTCCTGTTACAGTTGGATCAGGAATATCCAAGAAACCTTCGACATGTCCAGCAGCAGTTGTGATAAGTGAACTACCAGCTGGTGCAGTTGTCTGTCCCTCACCAGCAGCCTCACTTGTAAATTCATTTGTCATAGTTACAAATGAACTTGCCTCTGTTTTATCGAAAAATGTATATAATCTTGTGTTAGGTCTAAATCCATCACCAGTAAATTTAATTTGTTGCGCTCTTATGAAAGGACGAACACCTTTAGTGATAACTCTTCCCCCATTACTAACTCTTTCCATATTTGCAATTGCTAGTGTGGTTGGGGCCTCTCCTTGATTTCTTGCAACTTCAATTGAACGAGAAAATCTATTTTGACTGCCTTGGTCATCAGGACGAACTTGATTTACTTCAACAACACCAGCCCATTGAGACTGCCAAGAATTCCACATTGAACCTAAAACATTGTCAGGAATTGCAGCAGCAAAATCAAAATCATGTGCAACACTAATGACAATTGCTGGTCTAACTTCAGTCTCAAACCAATCATCTCCAAAGGGGTCAAGTTCAATTGTTCCTTCCCAAGAAGAAAGCAAAAGAGGCGTAATTCTTTCAACTCTGGTTGCAACCAATTGTTCAGTCAAAACTTCTTCAGTATAAGGTAAAGTAACAATGTCACCCGTCTTTTGGTAGTGAGAAGATGTTCTTTGTGAATCAGTTGTAGCTTGTTCAGATAAACCAATATTTTGCATTTTATGTTTTGGTCTTAGTTCATTATTTTCTGGGTCAATTGAACATTTATAATCAACATTCGCAACATCACCAGTTTTATGACCAGAAAAATTATCTACAACAAATCCAGATTTAAATCGATTTAGTCCACCAGCATCTGTCACTTCTAAGTCTTTAGCAGAACGCTCTAATAAATTAAGAGAGGTATAATATTCAACATGTTGCAATCTTCTCTCAATCTTACCAATGTCCTTCATGGTAAATCTTTGATGTCTCTCTCTTTCGAGTTCAACATCTTTAGGTGAGAATGTGAAAGCGGGCAAGAACATGGTTGCCAAAAGCATATTTTGGTCACTAGCTAATGGTGGAACAGGAATCTCTGCTCCAACTCCTTCTTTCACTATAAATCTACCAGCTTGAGATAATTCCACGGTAACAAATTTTGGTAAGAAAAATTCAAAGTCACTTTGAACAAAAGAGTCTGGTTTGGGTACAGATGAAATTGATGCACCTGTTCCATCATACTGTCTTGAGAAAAAGTCAAATGAGTGACCAGTGATTTCATCTGTAGTTGAAAGTGTGGCTGATGCTCCAGCAATATCTTCGACTCTAGG